CCGCCCCTATATTTTCCCTTAAATTTTTAAGCGTTTAATATAAGACATACTATTTAAAATATTATACCTATAAGAATTTATATACAATTCTTGGTATCATACCAACCCCTATTAGTGCTGCCATTATAGCAAGACCAGTTGGTAATATAGCCGTAATATTTCCAGTTACGGCAGTAGTTATTCCTTGTAGCATTTCAGCAGTAACCAAAATAACACCCCCTATTAATATGTAAAATGTTTTAATAATTTATATAAAAGACAACCTATAAAGATAGCACCAACAATGACTAAACCCAAATAAAAGTAGTTATTATTCGCTTGAGTGTTATAGTCAACGTTACTAATATCTTTAGTAAGTTGTTTTATATCAGTTTTAACTGATGATTTAAAATCTTTATCATCTTTCAAATACTTATCTATACCATCAAATACTTTATCTCTATTTTGTTCAACAAAGTATCTATCTTGTAAATATCCATCATAGACTTTATCTTGTTTATCATGTAACTTTTTTAACTCCTGTTTCTCTTGTTTTTGTTCTTTAATTTGTTGTTCCGAAGGAGTTAACTTTTGAATAATAGTTTCTTGATTTTTTTCTATTTTATCTAAAACTTGAATAAGTTGAGTTAAATCAGTATTCATTTGAGAAGTTTCTTCTGGCATTTAAAACACCTACTTATTTACACTCATTTATATCTAATATATTTAAGTGTGTATATTGTGAAACACTTATTGCAAATGTAACGTCATAAGATTGCATTTTCTTTAAATTCATTATTTTATTAGGGTCACCTTTATACATACACGAAATTGTAACACCATTTTCACCCATAACATGCACTAAAATATAAGTATTATTTGAACTCTTATTTGTTCTTTGTTCTGCCCCAGTAATCATTATTTTTTGTATAAATTCTATCACTAAATTCACTCCCTTTTAATAATAATATTTTCCATTATTTAACTAAATAATAACAAAGTCCGACAATTTGTGCAACACATCTGCCTTACTTTGTGTCTGTTAAATTGTCGGACAAATAAGAAAAGTTAGAAATAAGATTTCTAACAAAAACATTATTTAAAACATATAATCTTTATAATTGTAAAAAGTCATTATAGTCCTCAAAATTAGTAAACTCTTGCAAATCTTGACAAACTAAAGAATAAACATATTCACTCATTGAAATTTTTTTAATTTTACAAATTTGTTTAATTATTTCCTTTTCTTCTTCTGTCACTCTAAATGTAATTTTTTCTTTTTTATTATCTAATACTGTAAACATTATAACACCTCAACTTATTTTAATTATGTTATAATCATTATATCAATTTTTTAAAAGTATTATTTTTTTTATTACAACGATATGTATTATTTTGATTTAAAACTACTTGTTTATATTTTAGTTGTTGAACGGCTATTATATCTTCTTGTAGTTCTTTTTTTATCTCAATTTCTTTAGTATCTCCAGTTTCAACATTCTCAAATTCTGCAATGACTGGTACGTAATCTTTTCTTTTTATCTCAAATTCTTTAGATGTATATTCAAAAACAACATTTTCCTTTAATCCATTTTCTAACATTTTAAAATCTTTATTATCACTTAACAATTCTTTAGTATTAAATTTTTGCACAGTAGGTTCAATTAAATTTCTACTTTTAAAATATCTTTTTTTACCTTTATACTTATTATCAAAAAAATCATCCATATCCTTTGAAAGATACTTTGTTATATATGCTCCAACATTATCACAATCATTAGCACCTATTTTTTCTATATAAACACCCCCTTTACAAGTTTTATTCCATAAATTATAAAGTTTATCATGTTCTAAATAAGGAACGTTAAATAAACAAATATGAAAGTGTATAGACCCACGTTTTTGAAACTCAACAACACCTAAATACTTAAGTTTTATCTTATAATGATACTCTACTTTTTTCTTAAACTTATCCCAAAAATTAAAAGCAATATCATAATCTTGAACATTATCCTTAAAAGTTAAAGTTAAGAAAGAACTATCATTTTGAGTAAAATTAGTATTAACTAATTGCCTTATAGTTTCTTTAGTTCTTTTTATAGACCTAAAATAATTTTCAAGTTTAACATCTTCAGTTTGTTCTCTTTTTTGTTTTTCAATTTTATTAAAATATCCATCCAAAACTAATTCTTTATACTCATAAATCTCTACGACATTACCACAATAAACAACTTTTTTATCATATGCCATTCTAAATAAACCCCCAAAACATTGAAAATTAAAGCTTTCTCGTTAAGTGTCCATGTAAATAAATAAACCTAAATCCCTGCGGGATTAAAGATTTTGGCTTATATAATCATCTAGCAACCTATTTACTAGAGCTGACTTATTTATTTTTTTCTTTTTACACAACAGATTAACTAAATCCTTTTTACTTTTAGTCATTCTAACCTCTAACTTTTCATTTTTTAATTCTTTTTTGTTTGCCAAATTAATCACTCCTTTTTAATTGATTAATTATATAATAACAAATGTCATGACAAAAAGCAACGTCATGACAAAATGTTTTATTAGAAAAGTTGAACAACGTCTTTCCTATCTTGATATTCTTTTTTCTTAGCACTTTCAAGCATTTGATAACTGTCGTAACAATCCCTTAAAAAATCACTTTGAATAAAACTACATCTCATACGAGGGTGTATCTTTATTCTTAAATTTACATCGGCCTTAGATAATAAATTTTCATAGTCTTCGGTATCATACCAACGAACTCTAGTATAACGACCCATTATAGTTCTACAATCACCAACTAAAAAAGATAACTCCCTAAACACTTTATCAACTCTGTTATATCTTTGAGCGGTATAATAAATACGTTTACCATGACCTTTACGATTTTGTGTTAACAAGGTTAATAACTCAACAGGAAAACTTTTAAAGTCCCTACTATTAAACTCATTCTGAACCTCATCCCATGCAAAAATAGCAGGTTTATCATAGTTTTCAAGTAACATTCGCCAATTGTCAAAGGGTTTATCTTCAAACTTAAAGCCATAGTTAGTAAATATATAAATATCATTACCATATTTACCCCTTAAAGAAAGAAGTTCCTGCGACATAGCCATAGTCTTTCCTTGACCTGGTAAACCAAAATAACCATAAATACCATATAAGTGCGGTTGCTTTACTTTTCTATTTTTAAATTTTCTATAAATATCTATCATTTTCCACTTTATAAAATCAACTAACTTTAAATTTCTAAATTTAATTTTCGCCATAAATTATACAACTCCCTATACCGTATAAATAATATTTTAGTTGCAAATCCACAAATGGAACTACAACTAAAACACTATTTAACCAAACTTTTAAAAAGGGTACGACCCAAAATATATATTTTATTACAGTTAAACCATGAAAACAGGAAAAGTTATAAATTATACTCCGCTTGGGCTGTCGACCCAGTAAAGCAAAATTAGGCGGTCGGCATAAAACCACTGCTCCGCTATGCCTTCCCTAGTTTCTTTTAGGCTTTTAGAATTAACTAATGCCTGGTATTTTCTTGTAAATCCATTCTATAATAGCCCAAATCATGTGAATACTTAACCAACCAACTATGGTATTGACCACTAAGCAAAATGTTGCAGGACCAAAGAAATAAACTCCGTAACTCATAACATTTAAAAGCGGTGTAATATCTAAGTTAGGGCTAGTTACATGAATTAAACTACCTAAAGTTGAAACTAAAAAATTAACTAATTTCCAAACACAATCCAGTATAAACTGTAAAATCATTTAAAACACCCCTAATCTTTATACTTAGTTTTAGTTTCCCAGCCTCTACTTGGTGTAACATCTCTAACTTGCCATGCAATTTGGCGTTCGCCTCCTGAAGATGTACTATGTTCTAAATTTGTTGAAGGTGAAATAGTACCAGGAGGTTCTAATCCAGCACTAGGAGAATGACTAGGACCACCGCCAGCAATTCCATTTAAATCAACCCCTCTTATTAGTTTATAAAACTGGCGATAATTGAAATAAATTAAGCAGATGCCCATAAAAGCAGAAACAAGAGGTCGCAACCAACCAACTATACTATTAACGTATTTTGTATTAAAAGCGAAAGCCTTAACACCCATAACTTCAATAGGAATGCTAGCAGGAGGTATACCATTTATACATAAGTTATTAAACTTGGTAAAATCAGCAAAAGGAAATGTTTTTTGCATAGTAGAAGAAAGTTCCGCAACTTTATCAGTAAAATAAGTATCGGCAGGAACAACCATATCAGTTACCCAATCCATAACACCAGTACGAGTTGCTGGCAAAGAATCCGCTATATCACCTTCAGCAGTACCAGCATGACTACCTGCATGTTCGCCAGCACCCTCGGAAGTACCAGCATGACTACCTGCATGACTTCCCGCATCAGTACCAGCGTGGCTACCTGCATGACTTCCCGCATGACCTCCTACATCATCACCAATACCAATATTGTCACCTAATCCCATACCTATATCATTAGGAAATGTAAAAACTTTACCAGGAGAAAGACCACCAGTATTCTCCCAAGATAAAGCACTAGGACCAGTCACATCATATTCATGACCTTTTAACAAGTTATCTACATTAGAAGGAGGATAAACACAAATACTATTATCATGTTCTAAAGCATCAACATTCATATCACCACTTACATTCCATTTATCTAACATTGAATGACCATCTAAGAAATCAGCTATATCACTAGATAAAGGAACTTCCCAATAATGCGAAGTTGCACAATAACAACAAAGTGCTACAACAAAATGACCTGCACGCATACCACCTATAAGCGAAAACTTAACATTTGATGCAGGCCTATAATATCTCAATTCCATAGGTTCAGAATAAACACTAACGTCACCACACATCAAATGAACCCATGACTTATCAGTACCATCTTTTTTAACTTTAAGTGACCAATTACCACCAATGTCATAACTTTTATTTACAGTTAAATCTATATTATATATTTTACCCATAGGCCAATCTTCAGTTACTTTACAACCATTACCATAGGCATAATCATCAAAATTGTTATACCATGTATAATCTAATGACCTACTTGTCATCATAGTACCGCTTAAATGAACATCCTTAAAAAAGTTTGCCACATCAGAACCCAAGTTAACAGCACCATTAACTGAACTTTTAACAGATTTAACTAAACTAGGATAAATTTTATCAAATCCATCTTGTTGCGAAACATATTGAACCGCATGTTGCATATCATTAGTAGTTTGAAATGTAACACCAGCACCAACTAAAATAGTAGCAATTAACCCAGCAACCTCAGGAGCAACTAAAACGGCAGGGAAAAATGCAAAAGAAGTTACACAACTAGAAACAACTAAAAAGACACTAAGAAAAACAACACAAATCTTTTTTTTCAAAACATCACCTACTAAATGGAAAAGGGCGGTTGGGGCATGAAAGCCCCAAA